GGTACTGGTAATATCTTTGTAAATTACCTAGCACCCCAAGCTGGTACAATTACACCTGCCGCTGAGAACAAGGGTAACTTCAAAGCTGGTGGCCTATTCCGTACCAATGCACAATCCCTCACAGCAAATACAACCATCTTAGCTACAGAGAACGCCAACGTAACTGGTCCGTTTACTGTGGCTAGTGGTGTTACATTAACCGTTGAAAGCGGTGGGACATTGGTGACGCTATGAGTACATTACGAGCAGATACCATTCAGAGTACAGGCGGTGGTGCAGCTACGCTGACTAAACAGAGTGCGGCAAAGGCTTGGAGTCATTCCAACCTTACATCTACGCCATCAATAGGGGATTCCGTTAATCTTAGTTCAATTACGGATAATGGAACTGCTGACTTTACTTGGAATTGGGCAAACAGCTTTAACAGCGTAAATTATAGTTTTATGGGTTCTGGGACTTGGAGTTCTTCGGGAAACAATAGTGGTGGTGGAGTTTTGCCTGAAGCTAACATTACGTCTAGTGCAGTACGGGCAAGAACATACCGCTTAGATAGTTTAGGTGCGTTGGAATTAATTGATAATATGACAACCTGTAACGGAGACCTAGCATGAGTTTAATTAAAACAGACGCAATACAAACTCTTGCTGGCAAGCCTATTCTAAACAGCACTGGCTCTGTGTTGCAGGTTGTAACCAGTCAAAGCACTGGGCTAAGTGGTGCAATAACATCTGCTAGTTATGTAGTAGTGCCAAACTTTACTGCTGCTTCTATAACACCATCATCAACCAGCAGTAAGATATTAGTTTTGGTAAATACTGTCATGTATAATACACAAGCTGGCACGGAAGCCGCTTATACAATTTATCGTGATTCAACAAATTTAGGGACTGCTGATGGATTAAGTGGTGCTTACACAGGGGTATCAACAGACTTAATTGCTCCCCTTTCAATGCACATACTTGATAGTCCATCTTCAACATCTTCACTCACTTATGCCGTTTACATAAAGCGAACACAAACTACTGGCAATGCTCAAATAAATCTTCGTGGTGTTAAGCAGAGCATTACGCTTTTAGAAATAGCGGGGTAATAGAATAAAATGAGTATAGCAGAAGCACTTACAGAATTAGGCCTAGAAGAATGGGTACTTGGTGGTGAGCCAACAACAGAAGATGAGTTCAAATCACTGTTCCGCAAAATCACTGGCACACGTTCTAATGGCACTGGGATTGAAAGCGATGACCCTAAAGATTGGGGTACTACTTGGTCAGAGGTAAAGGCAAAGTCTGATGAAATAAAAGCAGCAGAGCCTATGAAACTTTTAAGGGCAGAACGTGATGCCAAACTTGCAGAAACAGATTGGTGGGCATCTAGTGACCTTACTATGACATCTGCACAGACAACATACCGTCAAGCCCTAAGAGACATTACTAAGTCTGCCACATCTTTAGATGATGTAAGCTGGCCGGAGAAACCATAATGGCACTAGGAAAAATCAAAGCAGATACCCTAGAACACAGCACCGCTGGGTCAGTTGATACAAGTTATGTGGTGCAGGGTAGTGCGAAGTCTTGGGTAAACTTTAATGGCAGTGGCACTGTAGCAATTCGAGATAGCGAAAACGTAACAAGTATTTTAGACGAAGGTACAGGTGACTACACAGTTAATTTTACAAATTCAATGGCAAATGCAAATTACAATAGTGTTGCTAGTGGGCAACAAGCATTAGGTAACGCAAATAGAGAACTTAGGATTCCGGGTGATACAAATCCAACAACATCTGCTGTACAGTTATGGACAATTACATCAGCACCAGCATTGATTGATTTTACTTTTGTAAGTGTTTTAAATCACGGAGACCTCGCCTAATGACCCAAACCCCACAGTTTCAAGGCACTCACCTATTTGACCGCCTATGCTGGGCAAAAGAAAACCTAGACGGTGTTCAGTCTGACTACCGTGTGGTCTATGAGGACAGCGTAGATGAATGTGCAAAGATACTGGTGCCTGACCCTAACTGGATGGCGTGTGCGCTACAGGGCGGTATCTTACCACCAGTAG